TTATGACACAGCTTAAAGTATGGCCTACATTCTCTGGTGGATGGGCCAAACGTATTGCTCACAACTTGATTGGTGATTGAAATGGAATTCTTGAAGACACTTGTACCCATGTTGGGTAGTGCATTGGGTGGCCCATTCGGAGGTATTGCTGCTGGCTTTATTGCAGAGAAACTGGGACTTGAAGGCAAGACTGTTGATGCTGTGACCAAAGCATTGAGCGATAACAAGATGACTGCTGATCAAGTGACAGCTATTCGTTTGGCTGAAATTGACTTCACCAAGTTCTTGGCTCAGAACGAAATTACCAAAGATCAGTTGGATATTCAAAATACTGCTGATGCACGGGCAATGCAAATTGCTGTGAAAAGCCATACTCCAGATATTCTGGCTGTAATCATTGTGACTGGATTCTTTGGTGTCTTGATTGCCATGATGATGGGATTACTTACAGTATCTGACCAACAGGCATTACTTATTCTTCTTGGTTCCTTGAGTGCTGGCTTTGGTGCAGTATTGAATTTCTTTTTTGGTTCCAGTCGAGGTTCACAAAACAAAGATGTACTCTTAGCTCAAAGCACACCACAGAAATAATAACTGAGTACTGTATATGACTGATGATTCTCTGAACCATGATGAACCAAAACAAACAATTGGTAATGTTCCTTTGGACCCAAACCAATCTGCCAAGATTACTTCTTGGAAGAAGGAACCATCCATTGCTCAACTGAAGTACGACATGGAACAAGCATCTGGTGCACATAGTGCTCAGATGACTAAGATTGCTCTGTGGAATGATCTGATGTATTGCAAGGGTAAAGCACGTCCTACTAAAGTAAAGGGACGTTCTTCAGTTCAACCCAAGCTTATTCGTCGCCAAGCTGAATGGCGGTATGCTGCATTGACTGAACCTTTTCTTGGGACCAACAAACTCTACAAAGCTGACCCTGTAACCTTTGAAGATTCTCGTTCTGCCAAACAGAATGAGATTCTGTTGAACTACCAATTCAGAACCAAACTGAACAGGGTTAATCTCATTGATGACTTTGTGCGTGCTACGGTAGATGAAGGTACATCTGTCCTGCGTGTGGGTTGGTGCCGTAAGACTGTAATGGTCAAAGAGATGGCTCCTGTGTACTCGTACTTTCCAGTACAGACACAGGAACAAGTAGATGCACTGCAGCAAGGTATGGAAGCAAAGCAGTCTGATCCTCGTATGTATGAGGAACAAGCTGACCCTGCATTGAAGGCATCCCTTGACTACTATGAAGAGACTGGTCAAACAGTCATTGCTCAACAAACTGGTGAGCAGGAAGTTGAAGTTGAGAAGGTAATCTTCAATCACCCTACTGTGGAGGTAATGAGTCCAGACAATGTGGTTATTGATCCTTCATGTAGTGGTGACATTCTTAAGGCTAAGTTTGCTGTTGTGTCTTTTGAGACTTGCAAAGCAGACCTTGAAGCTGAGAAAGATCGTTATACCAATCTGGATAAGGTGAATTGGGAAGGTGCTGCTCCACTGTCTGACAGTGAGTTTTCAACCAAGACCCCCACGAACTTCCAGTTCCAAGATGCACCGCGTAAAAAAGTTGTGGCGTATGAGTATTGGGGCTTCTACGATATTGACGGTAAGGGTGAACTGACCAGCATTGTTGCTACTTGGGTCGGTAATACCATGATCCGTATGGAAAAGAATCCATACCCGGACAAGAAGCTTCCCTTTGTCATTACCAAGTATCTCCCTGTCAAACGTGAGTTGTATGGTGAGCCTGATGCTGAGTTGTTGGAAGACAACCAAGCAATCTTGGGTGCTGTGACTCGTGGAATGATTGACTTGTTGGGTCGTTCAGCGAATGGTCAACAAGGTTTTGCCAAGGGAATGTTGGACCCATTGAATCGTCGTCGCTATGACAATGGCCAAGACTATGAGTTCAATCCAACAGTTACTCCACAAGCAGGATTGATTGAGCACAAGTACCCAGAACTCCCACAGTCAGCATTGATGATGTTGAACTTACAGAACCAAGAAGCAGAAGCACTTACTGGTGTGAAGTCTTTTGGTGGTGGTATTTCTGGTGAAGCTTATGGCGACGTAGCTGCTGGCATCCGTGGAGTATTGGATGCAGCTTCCAAACGTGAGATGGCAATTCTTCGTCGCTTGGCCAAGGGTATTGCTGACGTTGGCTACAAGATTATCAAGATGAATGCAGTCTTCCTGTCTGATAAGGAAGTTGTTCGTGTCACCAATACTGAGTTTGTAGAAATCAAACGTGATGATCTGGCTGGTGACTTTGATCTTGAAGTGGATATTTCCACTGCTGAGATTGATGATTCCAAAGCAAAAGACTTGTCTTTCATGCTCCAAACAATTGGGCCAAATGCAGGACAAGAACTTATGCTAACTGTATTGGCTGAGATTGCTGATCTGAAACGTATGCCTGACTTGGCTCAGAAACTTCGTACATATAAGCCTGAGCCAACACCTGAACAACAAGAGATGGCCAAACTTGAAGTGGAAGAGAAACGTGCTCTGGTAGCCAAGATTAATTCTGAAGCTGCGCTGAATGAAGCTAAAGCTGCAGAAGCAATGGCTAAGAAGGATGCTATTGACTTGAATTATGTTGAGCAGGATACTGGCACCAAACATGCTCGTGATATGGAGAAACAGAAAGCACAGGCAGAAGGTAATCAGAACCTTCAGATTACTAAAGCACTGACTGCAGCTAAAAAAGAAGGTGAACAGGCTCCTGATTTAGATGCAGCTATTGGCTTTAACCAACTTAGTGATAAACTAAACGATGCACCGAGACAGAGTTCTGCTTTCCTTGGTTCAAATTCCCTTTAACTCTTAATAGAAAGACCATTCAGCATGTCTGAAGTCACCGTACAACAACTGGAAACTCAACGTGAAGCTATGAAACAAGCTGTTGAAATGCGTCAAGCAGTTCAACGCTTGACACAGAATGCAGACTTTCGTAAAGTTATTACTGAACAGTTTATGGAGAAAGAGTGTGCTCGTTATGTACACGCCTCTAGTGATCCTGCGTTGAGTGAGCGTAACCAGAAGGATGCTCTGTCTATTGCACAAGCTGCTGGACATTTGAAGCGCTATCTTTCTGTGCTTATTCAGATGGGTAATGCTGCAGAGAATGAAATGGAATCAATTGATAATGCTCTTGATGATGCCCGTGCAGAGACTGCCATTACTGACGTACTGGAGTAATCGACATGGCCATTCTTGATGACGCTGCCTTTTTGAATGAGCCTCCACCGGAGGTTACGGAAACTGTTGCTCCAGTAGTTGAAGCTCCAGAGACTGTTGTTGAGACTCCTGCTCCTGAAGCTCAGGTAGTGGTTGAGACTCCTGCAGTGGAGCCAGAAGCAGAAACTCCTGCTTCTGGGGAAACTGTAGAGTTGCCTAACCAAGATAATGGTGTGGCAGATGAATCAATTAGTCTTCCAAAGGCTGATGAACCAAGTGCTGAAGTAGCAGCAGTTAAGCCTGAAGTTCCTGCTCCTGTTGAAGCAGTGAACTATGAAGCTAAATACAAAGAAGCTTTGGCTCCCTTGAAAGCTAATGGTAAGACTGTAGAGATTCAGTCTTTGGAAGAATTGCGACAGCTTGCTTCTATGGGTGCAAATTTCACCCGTAAAATGCAGGACATCGCTCCGCATCGCAAGATTCTTGCTATGCTAGAGAATAATGGTCTACTTGATGAAGCGAAGTTATCTTTCTTCATTGATTTGGACAAAAAGAATCCAGAAGCCCTCAAGAAACTGATTAAAGATTCAGGTGTTGATCCGCTGGATATTGATGTGAGCGTGGAACCAGCTTATCAAGCAGGCAATCACAAGGTTAGTGACAATGAAATTGCGTTTCGTACTGTGTTGGAAGATTTACAATCCACTCCGACTGGACAAGAAACTATCTCATTGATTAACTCATCTTGGGATCAAGCTTCAAAGGAAGAGTTGTGGAAAGCTCCAGAAGTAATGGCAACGATTCAACAGCAAAGAGAAAATGGCATCTATGATGCTATCTCCGCTGAAATCAACCGTCAGGCTATGTTGGGCAAGATTCCTGCGGGTACTCCTTTCATTCAGGCTTACTTGAATGTAGGTAATGAAATGAATGCTCGCGGTGCATTTACTAAAGTGAGTGTTCCAAATAGTAATGGTGTGCAAAATGCGCCAATGCAAACTACTGTCCCTGTGACTGCGCCAGTAGCTACCCGTGTGGTGGCTCCTAAACCGCAAGTAACAAATGGTGCAGCAGCAAGTGCAGCAGCCTCTACACGCCAAACCCAAAAACGTGTGCTACCTGTCGTTAATCTGCAAAGCATGAGTGACGATGATTTTCTTAAAAATTGGCAAAATCGCTTATAAGGATTGAACAAAATGTTGAACT